CTTGCGGATCGATCCTGTAAGCCTCGAATAACTTCTGTTCGATAGTTGAAATCGTAATTGTAATATCCGGCATAAATTTCTCCTTTTAATCACATACCCAATATCCATTAAAAAATGACCAACCACCCCCTTCAATATCCATTTGTTGTGTGCCTCCAGCTTGATAAATTGTAAGATGAGCGGTATCTGAAGCATCCATATCAGCCAAAATGGACAGTTGAAGTGATAAATAAGTATGAACCGCATCAATTGATCGTAAATAATAATAAGTTCTATTACTTGTAAGTAATTGCATTCCTATATACCCTGCGTCCGCTGGAATATTATTAAAACGAATTAACGCATTAAATTGATACTTGCCGTCGATTGGTGCTGTGAAAGTGTTTGAAGCAAAGTTTGAACCAATATCGAAAACCTCAGATCCAAAAAGTATCGTAACTTCTGTGTTTACAGCAATATTTAACTGGCCTGTTGCTGTGGCTGAAAATGCGTGTTTCACTGGGCCAATCCTGCGAAAATCACCCGGAGTTCCAGCCGCCACACAAATAGCAAGTTGTTCATCAACGACTGCCATATCTCCTTCGGTTGCAACTCCTGTCGGGTCTACTGATCTATTAAAAAAATGAAAATCAGCTACAGTTTGCTCGGCAGCTATATAAAACGGTACATCATAACCAGTATGATGAATATAAGCCAATGCTCCAGATCCATATTTTGTACCATCGCCATATTTGAAAGTGCTATATTTCCCGACAGAACTTGTTACATGGAGTGTTAATCCCGTAGAATTTAAAATAATTCTTTTGCCGGTGCTCGCTGTCTGAAAAGTACTGCCTGTGATTGTGATACCGCTAATTGTGCCTGCTGATATTTTTGATGCCGCCAAGCTTACTACGTGCTGATCCAATACGGCAAGCTTTTGGATATAAGCAGACCCTATTACCTGATTGGCAATAGCGTTCCACGCTAAATCATGGGCGCCGCTTATGTTCGTAGCTATAATAAAATCGCCATCCGAAAGCTCTGGATTTTCGTTTCCGCTCGAATATCCGCCAGCGGCATTAATCCACCAGATATATTTTCCGCTGGCATTCCCTGCTGCTATCGTATAAGCCGCACCATTATAATATAATGTATGTTCGTTCCAGGCTACAAATCCGGCAGAGGGAGAATTATCCGTCCATGTATCACCAGTTATAACTGGTATTTTAGTAAATATTTTTGATGCCGTAATCGCAAATTCTTCAATATCGCTGCTCTGAATATTTAGGCCCAAACAATCTGCATTTATAGCAACCGTTTCTGATTCATTCCAAAAGGTGTCAATGGCTTTTATTTCAAAATAAATGGTGGCATCTGAGCCATGGACAGTAACTTCCGTTTCGGTTAATGGCCTGAAAAATTCCGTCCCGGAATAATCCGTCCAACTGGACCATCCATCCGTTTCCACCTGATATCTTATTTTATAATAATCAAAATCAATTTCCGTATTTGGCTGCCAACTGAATTTTATGGCCTCCATCCATGGAGTGCTTGTTAATCCAGACACTGCCGCCGGCGCTGTGTTTATAACGGTTAAACTTGCCGAATTAATACTTTTATAATTAGCGTCTTCATTATAAGCCCATACCATGATTGTAAAAGTATTTGTGGCTGTTCCATTATCGGCTGCATTTTTTTCATAGGAATAAACATAAGCATTCTCGGAAATAATTTCCTTTCTGACTTTAATTCCGGAAACCCAAATCTCCACCCAATATTTAAAACTTACTTCATCATAAAACTCGCCGGCGCCAAGTGATTCCTGCCCTGCCGGTAAGCGTCCGGCGCCGGATGTCATGCTGACTTTACGCCATACAAATTTAGCATCTTTTTTTGTAAAAATAGTGGTGTTTAGGCTCGCTTCTCCATCCAGGCGCAATCCATTTACATTTGGCGGAATAAAGAGAGTATCGGTAATGGTCAGGTTGGCCGTTACAGGAGAAAGATTCGCGATACCGAAACGATTATATGCGACTACTTTGGCATAATATGTTTGACCCGGCTTTGCTCCCAAAACTTCAATATTGCTATTGCTTGTAATATTGGCCAGATATGGCCACCAGTTGATATTATCCAAGCTTAAAAATAAATCGGCATGATGAAACGAAAAATCATTTTGAGGAATATTAAATGCAACATAAAACCCGGGCTGATTGGCCATTTCCGTCATGGTTAAATCAGTTACATTCGCTGGGATTTGTGTTGGATTTATTAACGTGGTATATTTCGGATCCGGAAGACTTACCCCGGTTGTATCGTTATATTTATTGCTGCTTTCTTCGGCTACTAATAATTTATACCATTCTCTTTCCTTATCATCACTTTCTAATCTGGTAATAATTCTTACCTTAAACGGTTTTGAATCTACTCCGGGTGCGCCATATGTAAAAATAGAATCAATAAGTGGTGTTACAGTAAATGGAGCCGATACATTAATGGTTCTACCATTATTGGTTACGCTCGATACGGTTCTGACTTCAAGAGAAAAATCCGGAAGTCTTACTCGAACCTCATGTCCGGCAGTATATGTTATATCAATATTGGTCGTGATCGAGCTTGAAGCTGCCGCTACAACCCTGCCGCCCACACCCCATGCGAGCAAATCGTTTTGTAATCTGATGGTATCCCCGGGCTCACAATTAATAGCATCCCCCGAAGAAATAAATTCTTGCAGCTTTGTGACATTTTTTGCGCAATTAAGATAATATTTGCCGGTTCTGATATTTTCAGATTTTCTGACCGTTCCGATCGCATTTATAGTGTTTGGCCGTGGGGGTTTATCATTGGTCCATTCATCTTCATCCACGACTTCAATGGGTTCAATATTGTAGCTTCTATCCGGGTCCGCATATTGTATTTCAACAATATTCGGTATCTGGCTGGCTTTTAAATAAGTAGTTCTTATACTCCCAGGTTTAATATTGCTTCCATCAAATAATTGTTCTGGATCTTTTTCTCTATCAATAACCGGTTTGTACATGCCGTTGCTCCAGACAAACCATCCCCGAAAGCATCTGCCAAGCATTTTTAAAGCTTCTTGGGCCGACATATAATTTGATATTGGAAGATCCATTTCAAATCGATGTTCAGTGCCGCCATTAAAATCTGTTACCAATTCCCAGCAATATTTAGCTTCGATTGCTGCAGCCGTTTCATTAAAAGAATCGGAATCAATATAATTTCCAAGTCCGTATCGTTTATTTAATATAAAATCGCGGCTGCACCAGATTGGATTGCGACTCCATTGGCGAACATATTCCCCGGTATCGGTACAAATTGTATTATCTGATGTACGTTTATAAACGCCCGCTCCATCATCCCAATAGCAATCGTCATATGTCTGAATGACGGCGCTGATCGTAAGTTTTGGAACTAATATTTTTAACCCTCGCACCAGAGCGGTTATGTTCGGTGTAGTTCCGGAAAGCTGTTCATTCGCTTGCAGGTTTAATGCAAGCAGAGCACTGTTGCGGTAAGCAATATTTTCATAAACAATTTCTGTTATGCCGCCAAGATGCAAATCCCCTGCTTTTCTAAAAGAAGTATAAACAGGAGAAATGCGTGTTATTCGAATATTATATTGTTCCGGAGTTAAATTCTCAAACTTACGATATTCATATATTTTTGTTTTTGTCGCTCCGGTAATTGTATAGGTTCCGCCATCTGTCCAGGAACCCGCCCCTACGACTTGATATTCAATTTTATAAGTTACGGAATTGTCAATAATATTGCCAACGCTGTCCTGTTGATATAAAAGCGGGCAGGTTAATTGCACCTCAAACGCATCAATATCGATTCCGGTGGTTGTATAGGTAATAGGGGCTTCTATCTTTCTTCCATCGCCATAAAAAGTTTGAGTTTCATGAAACCCATCTATCACGGTCTGGTTATACGTTCCCAGCCGATAATCCCATGTCATATTTTCAAAATATCGAAAAGGCTGGCCATTTATTTCAACATCTGGAGAATCAAATGAATACGTTGTGGCCGTATAAGTGGTTAAGTGTAAATATTCATAAGTAGCATAGGTTTCTGCGGTATAAATTTTTGTACTATATGATCCTCCTAATGCACTATAATTAAATGTTACATAAAACTCAGTAATATCGGCATTTATTGTTTCAACCGAGAAAGAAAATGGAGTTTCAGCATGATAGGTCAGATTAGTATAATTGCCATTTTTTTGTAGCCATACGCCCCCGCTTTTATAATGAAATACTGGTCGTGCATATATATAATATTGAATACTATATATTGATATAAAACAACCTTTCATTACTCCATTAACAGTAAGCGTTCTGGTATGTGCCGGAAGTGATGAAAATGTGCCTGTATTGACATCCACCCCCGATCCTTCATAAAAATCATCAACATCAGCAACATTAATAGAACCGCTTGTGGTTTCTTCTTCCGTTACTTCGCCGGTAGTACAAACACCTGTGCCATCAGCTTTCATGACGCCTTCAATTTCGCCATGGCCAAGATTAACCAGCATATTTAAATAATTATTGGCGCCATCCGTGCTGACATATTGCATAATCAAAGCGCCGGATATTCGATGCTGGCCATAAAGAACTGTTTTGGGGCCGCCTGGCTGCGTTATCAGGCGGGCGCCATCCCAGCCGTAATTTGGATTTTCGGTTGAGATTGCAGCATCGGTAAACTGCTGTATTTTTACCGGAAAGAATAAGGCGTCTGCCATGCTGCCCAGGGAGTATCCGATAGCCGCTCCCTTAACAGCCGCTGCGAACATGGCCCATCCAGTATAAGCACCCTCTGCAGGCGCACCGACATAGTATCCAATAACCGCGCCAACAACAGCTCCTATGTATGGCAAAGCACCTTTTTCCGGCCTGGCGGTAAGTTGAATATGATCGAACGTATTTAATTTAAATAGATGCCAATCTTGCGCTGGTATAATGGTTTCGTTTACCCGGGCAATAACAAAAAGTCCTCTGACTTCCCGGCAGTCATAAATAGCCATGCTTAATATTTCAACCTGAGTTTCTCTCTCAAGCAGAATTTCTTTATCAAGCAATGATTTATTGATTGTCAGTTTTGCCATTTATAAGCCTTTAATCTTATAAAATGCGTTGATCGATCGCTTCCAGAGCGGGTGCGATAATTTACTCAAACATGACGGTTTATCTAATGGGCTATGCAAAAACTGATTAAAATCATGAAGAACAATCCCTAAATGATGCTCCACGGAATAACCGGGCATCCGGAAACCAACAATCCCATATCGGACAGGTGTTGCAACTTTTTCACAGATTGCCTGATACCCTTCTTCTATAAGATTATAGCCGAGTTTATCCCAATCAGCATCATATTCGCAGTTCGGGATAAAAAATCCAAATGATGTTTTGTAAAACAATCTAAGCATTCCCAGGCAATCTACCCCGGAAAACGTATCTCCAAGATGCCGAAATGGAATATTTAAATATGGTGATATATCTATTCTCATTACTTAAATATAACCTGTTTAGTTCCGATTCCCGGGAATCCTTTAAAATTTATAACATTGTTCTTGCTTGCGCATGCGTCTTTTGTTTTTCGGCAGCTTAATTCAGCGCCGGCATATAAACAAGTGCTGGCATTTTTAAATTTAGAACCGCATTGGTCCCGCCTGATTACCTCTCCCGGCACTGTCACATTATAAACAGCGCCTTTTGAAGTCAATTCGAATGTGGCGATTTCGTTTTCATGATCGATAAACGCTCCGTCCACATACATAATATCTATGGCGCACGCCGATGCATTTGTAATTTCATCATACGGCACCAATAGGCGCCGGACCCGGTTTCTTCTTAACGCATCATTTGTTTCTATATAAGATACGATCTGCTGATCAACCGCTCCCATGCTGATTTGCATGGCCGGCACTCTGCTGCCATCGTCCACCTCGAGATCGCCGGCTTTAATTGGAAATGGGGTATAGGTTTGTGCAACCGCGGTAAGCGGCTTAAAGTAAGAAATAGATGCGTTATAATCAGTCCAGTATTCATAAAGTACCGGGCTTGCCTGCACCTGCACTTCAAACAGTTGCAACATTGCATTGCCTTGTAATTCATAGGCCCTGAATCTTAATGACGCATTTAGGTCTCTCGGCATGTTTTATGTTCCCATTCCCCGCTGAATGAATTCAATTTGACCTTCATAATACGGACCGTAATTATCGTTTGGTTCCGGATTAAAATCATCATCGCTCGGTTCGATTCCTAATGTATCCTGAGCATAAAAACATTCGTAAATTGGCAATACAAACTTTTCAAACGGGGTCGAATATGTAAGCGACGGATCGGATGCCAATGTAATGCGCCGCAAGCTTTCGGTTAGAGTAGCTATTCTGTTTTTCGTGTATCGATAAATATCATAAGCGCCGGCCATAGGCGTTCCGGTAATGACCGTCAGGGTATTGGCAGAATTTACACTGGCATTAAATTCCGTTCCGATCGAGTCTATTATCTGATGATCCTGCCATTCATTTACCGTCCATGCCTTGCTTCGATCTGTAATAACAACACCGGATACTGTGCAATCATCACCATAATCCCCGGTGTTTTGCCAAACAATAACCATATTCCCACCGTCACCGGTATTGATCGAAAACCCTTGAATATTATTAATGGTTATACGCCGGCCGGATATTGCCGATATTGGCCGTGGATCTCCCCAATCCACTACATAAAATGAAGTTTTTCCACCGTCCATATCTCTGAAATGATTGTTTAATATTCGATATTGCCGGGCCGATAAAAGATCATAGCTATATGTAATGGTGTGATAAACCTCATAAATTTTACGGGTGGCGATAACTTGCTGGCCCATGTAATTTCTGGCCGTGGGCCTGTTCGGCAGCCGTCTGCATTTTTGAGGTATTATAAAAGGGAATATGCTTGGCATTTAAAATCTCCTAGTTGCCGGATGCTGGCGTTCACGTTCCCGGGCATAATTATTCATGCTGATCTCGGAAATCGCTTTTGCGCCACCGCGGCGCAGGGCCTGATCCACGCTCTCGCTATCCATGGCAAAAATCGTATATGAATTATAATGTTTAACTGTTTGCCCGCCCGACGGCATTCTTCCTGTCCGGTTCATATAATCAAGGTTGGATCCGCCCAGCGATTGAGCGCTGGAATCTTTAATAACATATTCCCCATTTTTAAGAACCCTGATAGATTCATCATTTTTTAAATTCACGCCACCGCCATGCATGCGTTTAATCCAGCCGCCTTTATGGACGTTAGCTTCGATACTATAACCGCCAGCGCTTTCACCGCCACTACTGCCAATAGCCGCCGCTGCCTTTGTAAATATAGTTTTCAGCCAGCTCGTTTTTTTATCTGTCCCCAATAGTCCGCTTGTAAGCCAAGCCGCCGCCATGTTAGCAATTTCGCGGCGAACCGCCCGGCTGAATAATTGCCAGTAATCCGATAAGCTTTTCAATCCATCCCGCATCGAATCAAAAAACATGTCCGAAAACGTGTCCCGCATTGACATGGCCGCGTTTTCGGTCAGGTCTTTCCATATCGTATATTCATTAGCCAATGTTTTCTGGGCTTTTTTAAATCCATCTTTCATGCCCTCGGCAAATTGTTCGGGAGCGGTTCTTGCATCCTCCGCATTCTTTTCTCTGATTTTCGCTCTTTCAAGAGCGGCATCATATTCCTCCCTTACTTGTTTCTCTAAAATATCAAGCTCTTTTTCAGCTTCCTTTATCATATTTTCCGTGGCTTTTTTAGCATCCTCCGCATTCTTTTCTCTGATTTTCGCTCTTTCAAGAGCGGCATCATATTCCTCCCTTACTTGTTTCTCTAAAATATCAAGCTCTTTTTCAGCCGCCTTGATAGCGTCGTCCTTTTTTTTAACCTCAGCTTTTAATCGTTTATCTTTAAGTTCTGCAAGTTTTTTCTCAGCTTCTGCTAATTTTTCAGCGGTAGCTAATAATCGCTTAACTTCTTCAGTATCGCTGGATAAATTACCTTTAATTGCAGCCGCAAGTGCTTTGTCGGCATCATCCCGCAATTCCTTAATTGCTTCCTCCATTATTTTAATACTATCTTCGCCCTTTTTAAACACATTTAAAAGATCCTCTAATTTCATTCCGGGTTTTATAACCATTCGCAACATGATATCTTTTAAACTGTCTACCGGGCCTTGGATAGCATCATTAAACTTGCCGGCGCTTTCTTCCAGAGCTCTTATTTGCTCATTAACTAATGATAATTTTCCGAATATTTCAAGTGCCGCTTTTGATCCTTTATCACCAAGTTTGTCCCATTCATCTTCGAGTCCTTTTTGTTCAGTACGAAGTTTATTCAACTCATCTTTTATTTTTTTAAGCGCAATTTCGGCTGGTGTCCGAATTTCCGGACTTAATATCCGCTGCAGGGTTTTATATGTTTCATCGGCAATCTTTTGATTGTCTTTTTCCAGCTGATCAAGTATTCCCTGAGTATATGCGGAAAAGCCGGTATCTTTTTCTTTATCCGGAGGTTTGATTGGAGTCGCTTCTCCTGGTTCTAATAAATCGCGCCAGTCCGCTCCTTCAGCAACTTTTTGTTGCCCAAACTTTTTATACACATAAATAACCGCTTCAGATATATTGGTTGGAATATTTTTAAATTTTTCGGCAATTATTGCAGCAACAGCAACAATTTCGTTTAATATTCTTTGAAATAAACTGTTTACATATATGGCGATAGCCCCGATTTGTTGAATTACAAATCTAATGCTTGATATAAAACCCTCAAAGACGCCACCACCTTCTGAAAGTGATCTGAATATTTCAGTAAAAATAGCTTTTATCTGGCGCAACTGATATTCCATGCCTTTCATTTGGGTAACATTCATTTCGACAGCTGTATTTGTGCCATCGATTTCTTCGCGCATTTTTCTAAATGCCCCTGTGTTTTGCACCATCAATGAAAATGTCATGGCCGTTCTTTTCGGAAGTGCTATAAAGGCATCTGTTACTTTAAATCCAGCCTTGGCCAGCCGTTCCATGGTATCTTCGACTTTACGACCATTTCGAATTGTTATATCTGAAAATCCGAGCGGTTCTTTGAGATTTTTTAAAACAGTATTAAGTTTTTTGGTTTCACTCACAAGGGTAGCAAGTACCATTCTAAAGCTGGTACCGATTGTGGACGCTTTTAAACCCCGATCACGCAAGATACCGAGCCATGCTACAGTATCTTCAATCGATAAGTTGAATTGATGTGCCGCAACGCCCATATAATTAAAAGCAGTTCTTAAATCCGATATTTCAAGTTTTGATTTAACGATTCCGGCAGCAAGAACATTTGCAATTCTTATACTATCCGATGCATTCAGTTCATAGGCACGAATAACCGTGGTCATCAGATCGGCAGTATCTTCCAGGCTGCTATTTGCAGCTGATGCCAATAGAGCAATGCCGCCCAATCCTGCCGATACTTCTTTGGCCGAAAAACCGGCTTGCGCCATGATATATGCTGCCTTGGTCATATCGCCGGCAAAAAACTTTGTAGCCACTGCCGTATCGTTAATGGTGTCTTCCATCATTTTCATTTCTTCGGCATTGGCCTTTGTGACGGCTTCGAGTCCCTTCATGCCTTGATGATAGGCAATCATATCTTTAAATCCGGTGCCTATGGCAGTTAATGTGCCAAATAGAACGGCTCCGGACGCAATCCATGCGGCTTGTGATAGCATCATGTATTTAAAACCGCCGCTCCATCTATCCATGGCCCGGCGATAATCGCCAAACGCTTTTACTCCCTTATTGGATTCATGCTCTAAATGTGGCATCATCCCTTGCAATCTTGTAAACTCATCCGAAGCTGCCTTTGTAGCTTTTCCACCTCCTATCATCCCGGTCTGCAATTCCTTCATTCGAGACTGGACTAATGTTAATGCTCGGCTATTATCAAGAGCAGATAGATTCATTTTTTTAAGATGGCCCACTGTCGTACTGCTGGAAATGCCCATACTGCTTAATTGAGATGAAACAGAAACAGTTACTGTCGCAAGTTCTCTTTGTGCCAAAGCTGCTTGCTTGGTTTCAAGGGCAACGTTTCTAAACCCGGTTGATGTGGCTTTAAGTTTTCCGGAAAGCTCCTGCTGAACCAGCGAAACTCTATTTGCCGTTTGATAAAAACCAAGCCCATTTCTTCCGGCATTCTGCATTCTAATGGCCTGTTCGCCAATAGTATCGTTTACCCGTTTAAAGGCATTATTCATCTTGCCCAAAAGCTCTGGCGATTCTCCAAATTTTTTATAAAGAGCCTCGTAGTCTTTGGTCAAACGCGGTACATTCCCGCCTATTTTGCCAAAGCCCTCAGTAACAGCCTTAATTTTAAGCATGCCTGTTTTATCAAGCTCGGCTTGGATGGCAGTGGTAAATTTTTTAACTTGAGCTTTTGCTTGCTGGTCTTTTATGGTAATAGTGACTGATGCTTTTTTGGCGAGTTCGGCAAGATCTTTGTGAAAGTGTTCTAATTGTTTTTTAGCGATGCTGATGCTGTTGGCGAGTTTTTGAATATCGATCTTATATTCAATTCCGATCGCATTTGGATTTAGAGTGGCAACCATTTATTAAGAACCCCCCTGGATAGACATTCTGGCGATATCTGCCATGGTAAGCGTGTCGGATTCATTCGCTTTCCCGCTGCCAATATCGTTTCGGATCCGTTCGCACTCCTTGGATAATAAGCGCAATCGGTTTTTTCTGATCTTGTGTTTATTGCTAAAATAAATTTCAAGCATGATGCTGCGGTTAAACCAGTACGGCAGGATCATTTTTAAAAGTAATTTTTCAGGATGGTTTGATTTAATTTTTTTATAAATTTCAACATTTATTTTCCGAGAGAATAAACTCCATTCAATACTATACCTGGATATTCCAGCCAATTTACCTTTGGTATAAGCCTCATCAATTTTATCCAGATATTCGATTGCTTCATGAAAATCAGTTTTCATAAGTATTTCCATGCGCGCCGGTTCTGTTCTTTTGGGCTTATTGCTTTATTCAATACTCGCTTTGATCCCGGACGCTTGTTTTTTTCATGTTCAAACTGAAGCCCTTGGATTGTGCTCATAATAATTAGCTGGCTTAATGTAAACTTTTCTTCCACGTCATTCATACTCATTTTAAGCGTTTCTGCAGCAGATGTTATTATTGAAAACTCCCTTAAATATTCCGGCAGCACTAAGGGCTTATCACCTGCCGGGTGATTATGTACAAAAAATCGATGACTTTGCCTCCTATACGATCCTTTTGCATCTGTTCAAAAAAGATTTCCTGCGCATCAAACATATTCAAGTTGTCTTCGATCCATTCCCGGGTAACGCTTTTATCCTGGCCATAGCAAATAGCATAAACAATGCCCGTATATAAATTCAAAATAGTCTCGATAATGTTTGAAATGCCGCCGTGCTTTAAAATATCCTGAATTACCTCAGCCAGATCCAAAAAATTGTCTTCATCATCAGCGGTAATTTGTTTTGCAATTTCTTCCGTGTCTACGGGTCCACCGCTTGCTTTTTGCGCGGCTGCAATTTTCTCAAGCATTTTCTTGCGCGGCCGATTGATGCGTTCCTGAATGTTTTTAAAGATGGGCGCCAGATCGATCTTTTTTAAAAGATCGGTAATCGAATCCAGCGCCAGCGCCATAAGTTTTTGAGTGCGGATATTGGAAATACGATATTGAAAAGTCTTGCCGCCGATCACAAAAGTATCTAAAGACAACTCTGGCGATGCGGCTTCGCGCATTTCAACTTCGGTAGGCATTTCAGCTTGAGGTGAAGGATCCACGACAGATCCTTCACCTTTTTTACTTACAAACAAATCTTTGGCGTCTATTTCGTTTTCCATTTTAAATTCCCCCTTTTTTAAGTTAGGAAATACTAATTTAATACTAAATTTGTTTTTTTAGTATGACAGCACCCATTTTTTGTAAAAGTCATACCCGGTCGTTCCGTCATCAAACGTCATAGATACGGCTTGAGCCGCCAGGGTTATTCCGGTTTCGTATTCCTCGGTTTCTGATTTAAAATCAAAATCACCACCGGTATAGTTGCGCACTTTGGGAAAATATACACAATGTTGCGCCTGCACGGATCCTGAGCTATCAACAATATCATCCCAGAACAACATGGCGGATCGAATCGTTTGAATTCCCATTCGGTCGATGAACGCCGTACGGGTTACCTTCTGAATCCTGTCAGCATGGACCATAGCGATCGGAAATCCGCTACCCTCAAGGGTAAGCAGACTGGCGGAAAGGCTTTCCACTACCGCCAGATTAAACGATGTTTCCAGGCTGGCCGCCTTCGGACTTGCGCACACAACCACATCATATTGCGCAAGAGTGGGCGTGCTTGCTAATACTGCTTGTATTTTGGATTGAGCCATAAGACTGGACACTTGCCATAAAGATCCGATTGTGGTCACTCGTAATGTTTGCCCCATAATCAATGCTTCAACATATGGAGTCAAGTCGCTGGTATTGAAACTCAGCATTGCCGTTCGATCAATTTCCCAGATTTTACGACTGGTTTGCGGTATCCCACGTTTTATTTCCCGCATGGTTTTTGTCACTGGAAGCTTTGCCGCCTTGATCGTTCCGCAATCGTACCATCCGGATAATGGCGCCATTACGTCCAGGGCGGCGGCCGGTGCGGTGTTTCCCACATATGTATTCTTATATGTGGTGCTCATCCATAGTCTCGGTGCAACAATTTCTACAAAATCAAGTTGTAAATTTGGAGAATCTTTGGTCGTGGTCATGATATATTCCCTCCTTTTTGTTTTGATTGACCAGAAACAATTATATTATTACCGATTATAATTGGATTTGCAATATTTGTAAATGTTTGGCTTAATAATTTCTGATAAACGGTTCCGTCCGATAATGTTTTAATAATAAAATTGCCTCTGATCTCTTTCCATAAAAGCGGTTCAAAATACGATATCAATTCATTTAATTTTATCCCTCCTGTTTCCTGGTTATTTTTTTCCTGAAAACCTGCTCCTAAAATGCTAAAACTTTCAATTTTGGCTTCCGGGCTTAATTTATCATTTCCGGCCAACCGGACTTCCACAATTGCCTCAATGTGATTATTACAGAATAATTCTATAAAACATTCTAATTCTAATAATTGTTTTTTTATTTCTTTCGTTCGGCAAGACATTCTTCGGCAATGGGTCCTACCTTTTTTATAAGCAAAATAATCGTTTCCGCAATGCCTGCATTTTATTTTAACGCCATTGTTAGACATAAGCGTTTCTCGCCGTTTTAACCCGGGTGTATATATCGATAAGTGCGCTTGAAATGCCAGGGCTATACGGCTGCTGTTCGCGCTGAACGATCTGTTCAAGCCAAATAGTCCCTATGGCCGCCTCGGTTGTTTTATCATACAGCGAAAAACTGCGTTTGCCGGTCGGCAGGTTATCCAGCACGGCCACCACATCCGAAATAACTTGTATCAGGTTTTGGCTGCGCTCATCATCTCTTGCCACGCAAAAGATTTGTGATTTACCCCGGGTAAATAATTGTGGCTGCATTTCTCCGGTTAAAAATATTATCCATGAATCTATGCTCGAGTCCGGTTTTGGAAGTCCCACCGGATTATAATAACGATTATAGGATGAAAGCTGAGTTTTTAAATACTTTCTCCAGCTCCAATAATAATTAATTATAGATCGTGTGCCGGCTAACATTTAGTTCTCTTAAATCCCTTAATTTTCTGGTAATTTCTTTAATGGTCACTGATCCGCATAAAACACACCTGTTTTTTTTACGGAATAAACTGGTTGATTTATGCCCGCATTTAGTGCATCTGCGTGTCATTTTATTTATACACTCTCCGGATAGCGGATCTAACCGCCTGGTTAAATTTATGCATATCTTTTAAGCGGCGTCCGGCCGCTGTCATTGGCGCTATAAAATCTTTCGCCGGCTCAAACAATGGCCTGGCCGGCCCGAGTCCTAAACCGTATTCATTTCGCGCTGCCCGTTCAAAGGCCGCGGCATCCGTTTCTTGCCTGATTCCCGAAAATATATGAATTAATGTTACTGTTTTTGTAAATATTTTAATCCCAACCGCTTTGAATATTCCCAATGTTTCCGCCCAGAATTCGTCTTTATGCGCTGTTTTGGTTGCTTTCCACATATCTGAAAGCGGAGCCCAATTTGGCGCGAATGATGGCGGATTTTTTACCGCAATCCCGGACCTGACCAATTCCGCATACTGTTCTGCAGATTCTCTTGTCGCAATATATGCATGCTGGGACACCTGCTTTAATAAAGCGTCCAGTCGTTTTTTTTCACGATTAAATGATGCCTGGTTCACTCTAACGTGCATCGGTTCCTATCCTTGCCATATATGCCTGCCCGGCATAGGTTTTATCGTCCACATCGAGCACGCGCCAGTTCCGCCCATATCTGTCGGCCAGACGGCATTCGGCTATCGGTGTAAAGCTGGCGTTTACGTTCCATGGAATTATTACCAGATATTCCGCATTTTCGATTTGGCCAACCGGCCTGAATTCCGGCCGCATCTCCATGCGTTCAAAATTAACATAAACAGAAGTTTTTTGAGTCACCCATCCCCAATCCGTGCCGTCGGATCCTGTCGGTTGATCCCAAGCGTCTTTTGAGGCATTGGCCGGATCTATGTATGCCTTAATATCAATAGATGCGTTTGCCTGGCGCATATATCCGCGAATATATTGGGCATTGCCGCCCATCATGTTTGGCCGATCAAGCTTTGTGGGTATATAATGCTCTCCCTGGCCATCGATCGGATAGCCATTGATTATTTCGGCATTATAGCCGGCCAGCAGGGTAAATTCGGTTGTGGGCCTGTCCGTAGACACCTGCGATTTAGCGACTATGGCTTTAAACTCGGCGCCATTGCTCGTATAAATCGATCCGTATCGGGTAACTTTGCCGGCAATTATATTTTTTGCTTTCGAAAACATCAGGCCACTTCCTTTTGCACATTTCCATTGGTATCAACATAATAGTCATAAACGCTTATACTGGCTGATTTACCGATAAGTGTGCGATTCGGATATCCGGTTCCGGGATGCACTACCCCAACAAACGATAACTGCTGCATAAACAGATCTCCGAGCGCTTTCCTCAATTCGTCAAATGTCTGTTTTTTGGCGGTCAGAATAATATCTATCAAACGCACCTGGTCCATGATTATATTCTGATTGGCCGGCATATTAAGAATGTTCAGGGCCACCCGGATGACTACGCATGATCGCAGGGCATCTGCCGCCAACTGATCATTGCCGGTCATAACAGATTGCCAGTTGGGCGCATATATTTTACATATAGCGCGTTCGGCCGCCCCTAATATGATGTCTGATTTCAGGCTGGCATCCGTCAGATCGTCCTCGGTTATTCCCAAAAGATCGCGCACCTCGGTATAATAGGCCGCATCATTTACCGGGTCGATTATATAGTTTGACATTATTTTCTACTCCTTATTCCAAGTCAATCCCCAAAATACCATGATATCTTCCAATTAATTAAATATCAGCTCGAGGTTTATCACGGCCGAATTAACCAAGTTGTTTACCGGAATTATCATAATTGGTCTGCGAATGAAGATATAAAAATTATCAGCAGCCGTGTTCGCCGGATAAACTTCTTCTGAAACCGTACTGGACCTGTTTGTTAGCCTGCCCCCTGCTATATCGTAGGCTGGAATCGTAGACAAATAAGCCTCTGTCACGTTTTCGGCACTAAGTTCCGTGGTGCCAAACGTGAAAGCTCCGTCAGATTTCATGGCCGTTACATACCCCATGCGGCAATGATCTGATGCGGCAGCGGCGACCCCCGCTATTGCTAAAACAGCAGAAGCGTACCCGGTAGCGTTATCGGCGGCTTCAATGGCGTCTATGGTTCCATTAGCTCCAATGTCGAAAGCTACCGCCCCGTATGTGTTTTGCGGAATTACATCGTTTCCTGGCCCTGTTCCTGTCGTGACAGCGGCTTTAGAATACGAGACACCGTTTATAACAAAGCTGAATGCGGCTGATGCCACATCGTCTGCGTTCGACCCAACGGCTAATGTGGGTGATGTCAGAACGAAATCACTGGTAGCGATGACAGAATCAAGAATGTAAATATCGTAACTGGCTGTCGGTGCGGTCGTGGCGCTGATAGTCGTCCGGGCTGATGTCAGCCATTTACTCAATATATCATTATAAATCTGGGCATTGGTATCGCTCGAGAATAAAATCGGCGTAAAGGCGCCTGTCGTTGCGCTGGCTTCTGCCGTAATAATAACCGCCGTTCCTGCCTCTTTAAAATTCGTTCCCGCATTTGTCGCTGTCGTTCCTTCTGCTGCAAAAATAGTAGCAGGGATTAGAATAGCAGTGATTAAGCTAAGGATTAAAAATAATCGTTTTGTCATCTTAATGATTCCCATGATTAAAATCCCTCCTTTATAGAATTCCTTTTATCCTGATAAATCATAAAACGGTTGTGAAGTAAGCGTTGCGCTCCTGTTCGAAAGCTTGATATTGCTCAAGCTGGCATTCATCATTAAAAATACACCATTGGCATATAAATCAAACGATGCCGTGCGCACGCCGGTAGTCTCGATATTTATCTTATTATCGGTTTCAATATAAACCGTGCGGATGCAGGCCAATCCTGCCGGCCGGATGCTGATATCCGTGCTTCCGGGCGCAATCGATATCTTCTGACCGCCGTACTCGGTTACGGTGCGGGTCCCGGATATACGCTT